CAACTGCCTGACGGATGGCGGGATTGTTTAGGTCGATAGGCTGGTTAGGATCAAGACCCAAACGATGCGCAACGTCATTGATGTAGGCTTGGGTGTCGTTCTCTATATGATTGTTCACTATATGAGGAGCCCATCGGTTAATCACGCCGGAAAGCGTATTGATTCCCTTCGCTCCGTATGCTTTCAGGTTGTTATCGATTGCTAACAGACCTTCCTGCGGGGTTGCAAACGACTGAAACCCGGTAGACGCTCCTTGTGGACGGATGTTGCTGAAGTTGTTGCCCGGAACTCCACCGCCTGCTGCTTGAGCCGCGAGCGTTTTCGGCATTAGCTCCATTTGCTGCGTCTGCGGATTATAGGTCTGCACCATATCAACCATGCCGGAACCTGCCGATGTCCCTGCCGCGTTACGTTGAAGTGCCTGCGGATAGGTTACCGGCTGACCTTCAAGCGTCTGCAGCCCGCTAGGAGCAGTTGCTCCTTGGTTGTAGGTAGGCATAGTGCCACCAGGAATCTCAGGTACGAAGCCCACCGGCTGCATCGTAGTCGGGTTGATGTACATTCCGTTCTTCTCGATCAATCCGTCCTTGGCTGCTTTCTCCACGGTGTATTGAGCAATCGAACGCGGGTCAATTCCCTGCGCCTGCCAGTTATTCATTTCCTGCGTTGGTGCCGGTGCCATCCGCGCCCAAAACGCCTTAGCCGCTTCAGGGCTGAGACCGTCTAGGATCATGGACTGGATGACGTTTTGCTGGTTGAATGGGTTAGCTTGAGCCGGGGAGTTGATAGGTGCCGAAGTCTGGCCCGAGTAGGGATTTGCCTGGGGTGTACCTGCCGAATTGGGAGCCAAGTAGGCCCCCTGTGAGAAAGGGCTAGACGCACCGCCTGGCGTCGGCTGTGCTGTAGGCTGGGTCGTGGGTTGCGATTGGCCATACATCGAAATAGAGCCGTCGCCACCGTACCCAGGAAGCCGAGACAGCATCGCGTTCATATTTCCGATATTCTGCTTCATCAGATAGGCATTCCCGCCCGACGCCATCTTGCTTCCACCAAGCACCTGCGCTAGGCTGGACATATATTGTGTGACTGAAGGAGCAACATAATGGCCGCTGACCATCTGTCCTTGGTTCGGTTGCATCCCTTGTTGCATCAGAGCCTGACCAAGCTGTATGGCCTGCTGTTGACGTGCGTATTCTGTGGGGTCGAAGTTTGGATTACTCGCCATCCCAACCGACTGGAGGATATTTGGGTCTGCCATGTTTATTCCCTAGTTGTTCAGTTCACAAATTCCGCACTCGGCAACCAAGTTATTGACCGCGTTTTGTGCTGCTGCTGCCACGATAGAAATTTTCTGCCGATATTCTTCGAACCTATCCGCGTGATGCTTTTTCAGGTACGCACCGCGACCATCGCCCACCCATGCGGTGCAGACTAGGCAATCCCCAGAATGTGGCATTCCCTCGGTGTAATAGCGTGGTATTTCCCAGCCGTTCTGCTTGATGTACTGGAAAACCTGCTCCGTACTCCAGTCCTCTATGGGATACAGGAACTCAAAGCCATCTAGCACATCCCCGGATCGGGCCGTACCCTTGAATAATTCCTCTACCCGCTGCCCACGTATAATTAGCGTTATTCCGTCATTTATCATCCGCTCATGCATTGGCTGCATGACTACACGCGAACAGCAGGAGAATCTATCCTGCAATAGCACGGTTTCAGCTACTCTTAGATTATGGCTTGTCAGGGAGGAAGAATAAGGAATCACATCTGATGGCATACCGTGTAGCGAGATAACTTCATCCCGCTTCCCGTCAATCTCGATAAAATTCGGGACGCTATGCCTGACTTTATCAACGACCTCGACCACTTCTGGGAATGGGTCGCCTGTATTAAGCCAATAGACCGTTATCCTGTCCAAATAGGGCCGCATCATTTCCAGCGTAGCAATGGAATCCTTGCCGCCAGAAAATTGCAGCGCGATCCGTTCGTGTCTTGCAATGATCGAATCAAACAACTCTGGAAAAAAATCACGAACATCTGCAATTGGCTCATCTACCGAGTCTAATATCGGCTGCATGAAGGCCGAAAACTCTGGATTCTGCATGAACGGGTCGTCACCGCCGTCGTATACATAGGCTTTGCATCCTGCTGGTCTGGCATCGTAGATACTGCACTGGTTATCAACATGGAACGGACAGCCTGAAGCACGCACTGCATGGCGCATGGGTTTGTGGATTGCCAGTTCCATGCCGCTTATCTTGGCAGCTTCCTGCGCTTCGGTTAGGGTCATCACCACAAGCCGGTCTGTCCCGCCCACATTGCAGCACTTACCGCACCCTGTACCACAATGGGACGGTAGTCTTTCGCTTGCGAATTGTTCAGGTGTCATCAATAAATTGCCGCCGCCATAACCATTGATCCAAGCCCTGCAGTGGTATTGGCAGATTGTGCGTTCTGCGCGTTTACGTTGCCGAGTTGGGCGTTGTAGCTGGCATTTGTCGCACCCAACAAATCGGCCCCAGATGTAGTGTTTTGTTGTGCAGGGTTGATATAGTTAGGCGTCTGAACCTGGGAGCCGGTGCGCAATGCGTTAATCATGTTGATGGGCTGCATCTGGTTATAGGCCTGCTGGTTGAATGCCTGATTATTGGCGTTCAATCCTATATTCATGCCCGCCGTCGTGGCTTGGGCGTATAGGTTGTTGTTATTCTGGTTCTGCTGCTGCCAGGCGTTTTTCCACGCCTCAGAACCTTGGGTGACCCCCTGATTGGCCAATTGTGCAGTAAGGAAGTTATTCGATCTGTCCACCTGCGGTTGCAGTTGGGCCATCATCGCGTCTTGATACGACTGTCCAGGGTTGATTCCCGTCGAAGGGAGTAAAGACATATCGACACCGGGTTTGCTTAGGACCTGATTTGCATACCCAAGCCCGTTATTCGCCGTCCCCAATAGCCCGATGGACAGGTTATTGTTCCGATCCAGCATTGTCTGTTGTGCCGGAGTAAGGGTTTGCGTCGCCGTCCATCGGGCATTGACGTTCGACGGATCATTCGGCATGTCGGTTGAATAGTTCAGGTTCCCGTAGGGAGTGACCTGATTTACCCGGTTCGCCTGGGCCGCATATTGGGCCGCCTCGAGATTACCGGCCGCCGTTGCATTGGCTGCGCCTACATAATCCGGTGGCGGAGGTGAGGATGATTTACCCATGTTATTTCCAGTTCAAAATACGGCACTTGTCTCGCCATAAAACCATGATGAGTATGTCGCCGCCGTCATCCGCAGCGTTCTTCATCACGCCTTCGATTTCGTACCCGATGTGCTTGTTGAGCCGGATAGCCTTAGTGTTGCTGGCGTTCACCATACCGGTGACGCGCTTGAGGTTACATTTGTTGAAACAGTAGTCCGCCGAAGCGATCCAGAAACCTTTAGGCGCGGGTTCGTCTTGCCGTTGATGGGCAATCATGTTCACGCCGTTGAATGACTCAAAAGCAAATCCGGCGATTAGTTTTTTGTCCTTTACGTAGCCTATTCCTACGGTATTCGGTCCGATAGCCGACCCAACCGCCTCGTAAACCCAGGCGGCGACTTCTGGGCCTTGGACAATCATTTAGAGTATAGCCCCTGGTTCCATGACAATATCCGTCGAAATCCAGATAACGGTCGTTCCCTTGGCAGCACACATGAAACGAGGCGCAGCGGCATAGCCGATGCCGTTGATACCGTTCCACGACTTATAAATGGAGTTAGAGCCTCCTCCCCATTTCGCAGTACCCCATATCGACATACCCCATACCCCCCCGGATGGTGCTGAGTAGGTGAGAGAGGTACTCGGTGCCGTAGTGTCAAAATCTACATTGACGTTGGCATAAATGGCCGGCTGACCATTCGATGACACAATCGGGCGCATCATGGTGAAACGTTTTAACTTTCCGCGAAGATCGAAATAGTTAAATGCCTGCAATGCATCGCCGTTAATCTGTACCCCGGCGTCATCGTTTCCATACCATGCCTGACCGACATAGCCATTGCCGCCGAAGTAAATCTGATCCTGCGACATTTCCCAGGTATTCGCGGCCCATCCGGTGAACCTGCACCATGCTCCGGTCACTGTGTTCTGCACGTACTGTTCCTGTGACCCTGTGGATACAGGGACATTCAGAAGCAGTGCATTTTGCAGTGGATATGCGACCGCCTGCCAGCCGAAGTTAGAACCATATAGCGAGGTGGCAGAACTAATCGCCCACTGAATATTGTCGGTGAGCGTTCCCTTATTTCCTAAATCTGAGAAGAACCTACCCTGACTCATAGGGGTCAGCCCTTCCTGAGAAATCAGAAGCAAATCCGATCCGTATTTGGTAAAGCACTTCCTCCCCATCGGTGAGCCGACATACCAGATGCCGAGCAGACTCCATGCGGTCGAGTTTGAAGGATCGGTTCCGGAGTAGATCAACATTTCACCCTCGGAGGTGATGAAGGCTACGTAATCGGACATGCCGAAACCACCCTCTACCGTCCATTCGGCCATGCTGACTAGATACCCACCCCTGCGACAAAGCGATCCGAAATCAAGCGAATTCGCCGTTCCGCCGACCGAGATAACTGGCAGATACCAAGCCCGCAAACTTTTGTTTTCGATGAACCATACCCTCTGCTTAGCCACATAAGGGTGGGTTAGCAAGGTTGTTGTGACTCCGGTAATCGCAGGAGTCGATGCCCCATCGATGGCCGTCCAGGTAGTTCCGTTGTACAGAAGCGGCTTATCTATGCCGTTCGCCAGATATAGGAAGTTCCCCCCCGGCGTGGCGACGTTGGTGTGATACCACTTATCTGAGGTTGCAGTAGTCCACACCGGAGCGCCCACCGCACCGCCTGCTGTAACATCGTAGATATACGCTCCAGAGGCAGCAAACAGCTTTGTATTAGCCCCGGCGTTGTAGGACATGACCGCGTTGACCTGCCCACCCAGACCTGTAGCAAACTTCCTGTATCCATTGCGCAATATTACATCGGACGGACGCGGGAACCAGTTATTAAGAAAGACCGCATTATTAGGCGGCATTTCTCCCAAAGAATTCTTCGCGTCCCATCCCCCAACTGGAGCTGGTAGTGAAAACGTGTTACTGGCCATATCCAGAGTCCGGGATGTTCTCCCAGCCGATTAGGACGCTGGACAACTTGGGAGCGAAACTAAGGGTAGAAGAGCCGGCGTCGTTCGATTTTGCTACGGACATATAGCGCATGAATTCGACCTGATACTCTTGGGTATTGAAGCCCTTGACCGAGAAATACCTCAGCTTCAGCCCAGTTATCATCAGGCGATCCGGGAAAATGCAGACATCTGTGTCCAGATCGAACGAACTCTTAACCGTTGTGTCCGCTCCCGTCACCCATGCGTTCGAGATGTACTCGTAACCAACTGTTTCTCCGGTGTTGGTCGTTGGCCAGACATTCAGCGCATTGCCCATTAGTCGGTAACGTAGCCGTGGACCGACCGAGATATACGCGGAGGTCAGGAACTCCCATTGCTGAGGTGACTCAGGACCAAGCATTTCCCACCGTTTAGATTTGTCATAGTGGGTCCTGTCAATTTGCCGATCATAGTCACTCGGTAGCGGATAAGAGGCTGCTCCAGTCGTGATGAAGGTATAAGCCTTCTGTAGCGCTTGCCAGTCGAATTCCCTGCTTAGATCGCCGCCAATGCCATTTAACAGGGCTAGCATCTGCACTGTATCTGAGGCGGTATTGCCAGCCACATAGTTAGGCGCGGTGAGACCCATTTCTCCGCAAGCCTGCTGTACGATCTGAAGCAGCGTTTTCATTTAGTCGGATTCCTGGTCTTCTTTTGCTGGTCTGCCACGCTTAGGCTTCTGTTCTTCAAATAAACGAGCCATGCGTTCGACTTGTTCTTTAAGGTCCGCGATCTCTTGTTCACGCTTTCGCAGCTCCTCAGTCTGTGCCTGAACCAGTGCCGAATCCTTGGCATTTTCCAGATAGGCCTTGGCCTTATCACGCAACGCATAGGGTGCCATCCCGGCGGCCATGCCGATTGACATGATCTGCATGTCTGAGGAATTAGCAATCTGTTCGACGGTATAAAACCTGAAATGACGAAGTTCAGTGGCCTGAGCTGCAGTCAGCAACGGCCATTCTCGGATAAGCGTGCCTTGCGTCTCGATTGAATCTCTTTCTGTCTTCTCGTTGAGGTATTGCGCCCACTCAATCGGGAAGCGGGTTTTGTGGCTTTCGTTCACGAACGTGTCAATGATCGAGGTCGAATTTCCGGGAATCTCGATCCGCACGAAGTCGGCCATGAAATGAATAGGGCGGCCTTCACGCGAGGAAAGGAATTCGTTCTGAATTGGCTTGGAATAGAAACGTACAGCAAGGGATTCGGTCTGCATTTAGGTGCCTCAAGTGGTTGAGTTTTGTTATGGGTTCTCTGTTAAAAACCCATAAAAAAAGGGGCCTAAGCCCCTTTCCACTCGTTGAGTGAGGATTAAACAGATGCTTTACTGAACCATCCATAATCGCCCGTAGACATGGCTGTCGCTGGGGACGTGTATGAACCACCCGAACTGGTGGCCGAGAAGGTGCCCGCATTGACGGTACACACAGTGGTGGAAGCGGTGATCGATCCACCGGCCTTAGCGAAGACATAAATCTTGCCGTCCGAGGCAAAAACTTCCGTGCCAATTGCATGGGGAACTACCCGAGCGCCGGACGTGATGTCAGTGGCCAGTGTGGTATTCACCAAATCGATGCCGTGAATGATGCTGATAGGATATGCCATGTGATCCTCCTGTTAGGCGATCAACGCGCCGCAGAATTGCGGA